TATATTTAAAAATAAATGGTAAAATTTAATATTTTAGCCCAAAAAACACAATATTAAATCGATGCTCTCGAATTATCAGTCTTTAAATTTTTACAAATAAATAAAATTAATTTAATGGTCTATTTTCTTAATTATTTTTGTTAAAATAATCAATAGGTAATTGATATAATATATTTTTTCATAATATATTTATATTTATTTATTAATCACATTCGCCATAATAATTAATTATTGTTATTGTTATTATGACGAATAAAAATAAACTATATTTGACCAATATAATTTAATAATTGTTAATGTTATTTTTCTAACTCATTCTAAATATTCTTAATATTAGAAGGTAATTTAATAATTGTTTTATTCGTTTTTCTTTTTGGTACCATATTAATTGGCTCTATATTTGATAAATTTGTTTTTAAATCATCTCCATACATAATTATATTATTAATGTCATTATTTATGATAATTTTTTTCGTTTTTCTTTTGGTTTTTTCTTCATTTTCTTCATTTTCTTCATTTTCTTCATTTTCTTCATTTTCTTTTTTTACTTTTTTTTCTTTTTTTTCTTTTTTTACTTTTTTATCTTTTGCTATTTTTTCAGGTTCTTTCAAATCTTCAATATTATCATTTTGAACTTTTAATTTATCCGAAGGTAATTTAATATTTAAGTTATTTATATCATCTTTATTATTTATATCATTATTTTCATCATCATTTAAATCAAACAAATCTAATAATTTTTCGTGTTCTGTTTTTCTATTAATTTTTTCACTAGGGATATTTTGTTTTGGTAAATATGTAAATAATATTTCAAATGATTCTGGTATATCAAAGTTTGGCCAATTAATATAACCCATTTCATTTTCTTTTTTATATTTTTTATTTGTACAATAAAAATTAATACTATTTTCAGTTGTCATCAATATTGATCCAAATTTAAAATTTTCTAAACTAACTTCTCTCAAATAATTATTGTAAATTAATAATCTAATTAATTCTTTTAACAAATTAACTGAATATTTTTCACCAAGACCATATGTAGGGCAATCATTAAATGGTAATGTTGTTTTATTTTGTGATCCTTTTAATATATCAATTATGCGTCCTGCAGATAGTCCATTTCTTTTGACAACAAATAAAGTTTTCAAAATAATAAAAATTGGATATCTAATTGGTCCTTGATCATATATTTTTTCAAGTTCTTTGAATTTTTTTATACAATTATCACATTTCATACAAGGATTTTCTAAATCTTCCCCAAAATGATTTAATAATAATTTTTTTCTACATAAGTTTGTTCTACTCCATGTATCCATTATTTTTATTTGCTTATCTTTGTGTCTGCGAAATTCTTCATTACTAATATCATTTAACATTGATCTACATATTTGTAAATCTTGATTACTCCAAAATAACACACATTTTGAATTTAAACCATCTCTACCTGCTCTACCTATTTCTTGTACATAAGATTCAATATCACCTGGTAAACCATAATGAATAATTAGATGTACATTTTGATCAATTCCCATACCAAAAGCAATTGTAGCGACTATACAATTATATTCACCATTTGCAAATTTATTATGTATTTCTTTACGTTTTTTATTTGTTAGTCCTGCATGATATGCTTCGCAAGAAACATTTAATTCTTTTACTATATCACAAATTTTTTCTGTTGTTTCCCTGGTTTTTGCATAAATAATTATACAATCGTCTTTATATTCTTCAATATATGATTCAATATCAGATTCAATATCATTTGATTTTCTTTTGCATTCAATAAATAGATTTTTTCTGTCAAAACTAGATTTGATTATAATTGGTTTATCTAACTGCAGAAAAGTTATTATTTCTTTTTGTACTTTTGGAGTTGCTGTTGCAGTACATGCAAATATGGGTATTTGATTATTAGTCCATTCTTTAATACAACATAGTTGTTGATAATCTTTTCTAAAATCGTGTCCCCAAGATGATATACAATGTGCTTCATCAATTGCAATTAAACATAATTTATTATTTTCAACAAGGTCTTTAATAAATATTTCAGATTTAACCATAAATTCAGGTGTCATATAGATAATTTTATTTTCATCACAATCTAATATTAATTTTTTTTCATGTTCTTTTTGTGAAATTGACATATTTGAATTCATACAAATACTCGGTATACCTAATTTTTCTAAACTTAATTGTTGATCTTCCATTAAAGCGATCAATGGAGATATTACTATAACTGTTTTATTTAATGCTAAAAATGGCATTTGATAACATATAGATTTACCATAACCTGTTGCCAAAATTGCAACAATATCATTTCCCAATAGTAAATTATTGATAATATCTATTTGTAGATCTTTTAATTGGCGATTTGGATATATTTTTTGATAAATACTATTTAGATTCATTATATAAATAATTAAATATAATTACTGCTTTAATTATTTAATAATAATTTCAATATTTTATGTATTTTTTGTGATAGTTAAAAATATATCATCTATTTATGACAATATAATATAGTCTAAAAAAATATTATATATATATAAAAATGTTGTATATGATATAAATAAATTTTAGTATAAATCAATATTTTTTCTATAAATCAATATTAATTATGCAACCAAAAAATAAAATATGTCGCGAAAATATTAAAATAAATTTTGACGAATTTAAAAAATCTTATAGTAAATTAGTCTTATCATATACAAATAATAGTTTAAATACTCTAACACTCCCATCAAATCCAGATAATTTTAAAGATGAACCTCAAAAAATTATTAGTATATTAGAAATTGTATGTCCTGAAAAATTTAAATATATTTGTGGTATATTTAACATTGAAGTTGAATCAAAAATATCTGATGTGTATAATAAAGTGTTTAGATGCAACAAAGTTGAAATAATAGATGCAAGTGAATTGTTGGACAAAGATTATTTTGAAATATCTAATTTTAAAAATAGCAAAGACATAAAAACATATACTTATTTCAATTCGGTTATTCCAAAAGAGTCTCGTATAGTTACTAACAAAAGTAAAAAAGGTGTAGATACTAGTGCAACTATTTCTCTTAAAATAAAAAATGATGATTTAGAAAATGATTTGTTAGCAATAAATATATTAGTTAAAATACCTAATACAAATGATATATTTTTGAATATTAATGCAACAACCTTCAATGATTCTCATAATGTAATTAGAAATACAGATGAATTTAATCAATGTTTTAACACACATATACATACTGATTCACCAGATGATCTATATGATTTAGTTCATCTTAGAGATTGTTGTTTAAATTCATTTAATGGTAAAAGACCATTTGATTATATTAAAAATGTGTGGGTTTTTATAGGTTCCTGTGATTCATTGTGTAATAATAGTATTCCTGAACCAACAAATTCATATTGTCAAGAAACAGTTACATTTATTGAACATATGAAAAAATCGAATTATAAAGATTTTGGAGATAATGTTTGTACTGAATCAGCACATTTTATAAGAAAATTTGCAAAATATTGTTTTCACACTAAATATTTAATTTCTGTATATACCGCAAAATATCAACGTCAATTGTGTCTATTTTTGGCAATAATATTAGTTAAATGCAATAACCGTTTATGTAGAGAATTTCTTAATTCATTACCAAATAAATATAAATGTTTAATTTTAGATTCAGGACATATATTAGGACATGAAGAAAACAAAAGTAATATTATTATAAATGAAGAAGAAACATTATCAGATAAAATCATGTTTTGGAAATTATATACAAAAAAATTCGGTCTAAATGTTAAAAAATTAATAGATAAATGCACTGAATTATTACCAATAGATGATGAAAAAAGTGGTGGATTATTTGGTGGATCTGAAAATGGTGATAAAGAAAGATCCAAAAAGATGTTAAAATATATTCGGGAAATCGGTTCAGATTTCTTTTTGTTAAATGTTCATGAAGAGTTAATTAATTTGATTGATTATACTAAATCTATTATGCCTAATAAAAAAATAATATCAATCAATGACATTTATAATATTATAAATGATCCAAATACTGAAAATGATATATCAATTAATGTAGTTCGTGATAGTGTTAAAAAATATAATAGTTCTATTTTAAAATTTAAAAATTATGTGCAAGATACAATTGCAAATATGTCTGAAGGTCAAAATACTGTTAAACTTGAATTATTTAAATATATTATGGATATTGTTACAAATCCTAAACCATTAGCAAGTAGAAAAATATTGTGTTTAGTTGGTCCTCCTGGTGTTGGTAAAACATTTATTTCTTTGGCAATTGCTAAAATATTGTTTTTTAATGAACATGAAAATCCATCGGACGATGATATTAAAAAATTAGTACATATTATTTCAGTACCAGGCATAAATGATGAAAATACATTATTAGGTTCTAATTCAGTATATGTTGGTTCAAAGCCAGGTATATTAACAAAAGAATTATTATTTAATAAACAATTATCTAGAAAATTAATTATATTTGATGAAATTGACAAAAGTTCAAAATGTACCGAACAATTTATTCCTATCCTAGATTATACACAAAATGATAAAATAACTGATAACTATTTTGATATTGAACTAGATATGAGAATATCAATGATTGTTGCAACTGCAAATGATGCAAATAGTATTCACCCAATCTTAAAAGATCGTTTACATATAATCAATGTTAGTGGATATAATACTTATACTAAAGTAAAAATGGTTCAAGATTATATTGCACCTAAATTATTAGAAGAACGTTCTTTGCCTAACAATTTAATACACTTTCCAGAATCAGTTTTGGAAAGAATTATATTAAACAAAACATGCGAAGCAGGTGTTCGAAAATTAAAAAATTTCGTCCTTGATTGTATCACTAGTGTCAAATTAGGTTTAGAATATACAGACGAACAATATGAAAATCAATCAAAATATTTAATTACTGATGATGAAGCAATTACAAAACTTGACGGTAATTATTACTATGGTTATGACAATAAAAATATAGAAGAATTTAATATTAGAATAAATAGACGATTTAATAAATATTATAAATTGAGACGTGCAAAAGAAAATGCAAATATTATTATTACAATGAATGATATTGATATAATATTAAATGCACGAGAACATAGAATAGAGCATATTATGGGTATTAAAAAATGGGAAGCTGGAAAAATAATTGGTTTATATGCAACTACTATGGGTATTGGAGGAATTTTACCAATAAGTGTAAAATTAAATAAATCTTTGTTGGACAAAGGTTTATTAATAACATTAGGTGCAAAAGAAACTATGAAAGAATCTGCAACCATTAGTACTATGTTGGTTTCTGATTATTTACAACACATGTATAATAATAATGATTTTGAACCATATTTTGGAATCAATAAAGAAAATTTTAATAAACTTATAAATGATGTCGTTAATAATTCTTCTCCACATATCATATTAGATTCAAGTACTCCAAAAGATGGTCCAAGTGCAGGTGGTGCATTTATGGTTGCATATTTAAGTAAAATATTAAATGTAATACTTTCAAATAAAGTTGGTATAACTGGGGAAATAAGTTCAAATTTCACAATTACTGCAATTGGTGGATTAAATATGAAAATTAATGGTGCAATGCAAGGTGGTTTACGATCAGTAATCATTCCAAAAGAAAATACTATGGATTTTATAAATGAATTAGTATATGAAAACTCCATCAATGTTAAAAATAGTTATGGTCAACGTATTGCATTTATTTATTATTCTGAACAAGATAATTCTTATATGTTACTCGTTCGTACATCCCCTAGCAGTAATCAAAAAAATACTAATAATAATGATAATAAAAAACCAAAAAAATCACTTAATGTTAATGTAGATATCGGTAAATATGAATACTTATTGTGTAATGAAAATAATAAATTTATAAATGAAGATGTACCAACATTATATAAAATTAAATTAGGTAGTACTTTAATCGAACCAAAAAAATTAAATGAAATCAAATTATTTACAAATAATGATTTTACGTTGGAAGATGTAATGAAATCACATTTTACTATTTTTGCATTAGAAAATATTAATGAAATATATCATTTTATGATCAAAGCAAAAGATGTTTTTAATTCAGAACCAAATTATTGTGAAAGCACTGAATTATATGATGGTACTCAAAAAAATAAAAAATAAAAAATAAAAAATAAAAAATAAAAAATAAAAAATAATTTATTGATATAAATATAATGACACCTGATACGTATCATTATATACTGCAAACTTATTTATTAAATTTTGAATATATTCCCATTTATAACCCTCTACATTAATAATATCATAATCTCTAATTTTGATACTATTAATACCAATGTCATTTATCCCGAGTCTTTCAAAACTACCAATCATCATTAATAATGTTGTCTTGATTAAACCATCTGACATGTATTTTTTATAATTCATCCCATTGTAATGAATCTTATCATTTTCCATTAATCTAATTCCTTTTATTGTCCCATCTGATAATCCAATTATATTCATCATTTTTTTTATTTCAGATGGTCTATTATACACAATCATATATTTATATTTTTCTGTCATATCATACATATAATTCACATATCCAACAATATTAATAAAATTATATTTAACTTGTATGTCTTTGATCAAATACTCTCGATATAATTCTATTATATAACATCTTTTGTCATCTGATAATTCAACTAACGGTTTATTAGTTGGTTCAACTAATGGTTTATTGGTTGGTTCAACTAATGGTTTATTGGTTGGTTCAACTAACGGTTTATTAGTTGGTTCAACTAATGGTTTATTAGTTGGTTCAACTAATGGTTTATTGGTTGGTTCAACTAATGGTTTATTGGTTGGTTCAACTAATGGTTTATTGGTTGGTTCAACTAATGGTTTATTAGTTGGTTCAACTAATGGTTTATTGGTTGGTTCAACTAATGGTTTATTGGTTGAACCAACTAATGGTTTATTGGTTGGTTCAACGAATGGTTTATTAGTTGGTTCAACTAATGGTTTATTTAGAAAATCAACAGTTGTGATATTGCTAGCAATATCAGCTATATTTGCATGTACATTTATTAGAGATATGTTTTTTATATTTTCAATTTTAGAATAATCAGTTGGTTGTACAGATTGATTATTTTGATTATTTTGATTAATGATAAATATATAGATAACTATAAAAATTAGTATTATTAATATTATGATGAATATATAATTCATAATAATATATAATATATAATATATATATATAATATATTATTATGTTTTATAATATTTATTTTTGATCATATTGCGGACCACAATAAAAAATATCAATATAATAATTATTCTCATAATTGTATTAACATAGTAATTGATTGATAAATATTTGTTTGGTTTATTGATACTATAATAATTTGAAAATGTTACATTTATAGATCTATTTGACGGATTTAAACTTCCAATATAATTTCCAACTTTTGTATAAGATTCAATTTTATTATTTGAAAAAAAATCAATATCTTTATTTATATTTATTTTTTGAGTTGATAATATAATTACTGTTGAACCTCCTAATAAAAAATTACCTATTTTTTGACCTGAATAATAAGTTTGACCAATTGTCATATTATGATTTATTGAATTAACTACAAATGATCCAACTGGAATTAACCAAAAAGTAAAATTATTATTATTATAATTACCTTTGAATTGATATATTTGACGATAATTTTCTGTTAATACATTTATATCTGAATTAATTCTATCTGAATAAACACTATAATAATCATTTCCAAGTGTTTTAATATTTTCAAGTATTCCAGTATATGGCATATGAAAATGATGATAATCTTGCGTCATCAAGCGACATATTAAAATTGTTTTAATATCTGCTCGATTTTCATCAATCAAATAATTAATTGTAAAATTTTTTCCTTTGATCCAGATATTAGTTTTTTCATAATTATTTTCTATATTTAAACCAATTATCCGACCACTTATAGGAGATCTAATTAATTCTGTATAATTATATATTATTGTTGGTTGATATAATAATTCTCTAATAAAAAAATCATTAAAAGATTTATATTTTTTCGGTACAAAACTTTTAATATTAATATTGTGTGATTCAATAAATGATTCTATAAAATATGATGAAATGTTGGATCTTAAAAACAATACAATTATTTTTGTAAGATTTATACGTATTGATTTCCAAAATGGTGTATCATATGATAAAATTTTATTTATATTTAACCATAATGAACTTAAGTGAATATCTGGAATTAATGTTTGCAATTCACAATGATATATATATTTATTGATATTATCATTAATATAATTTGTTGGTTGGATTTCTATATTTGTTAATCCTACAACTTGTTTTATAGATAAAAATATTAAATTATCGTTTAGTATTAATTTATGGTTTTTAACATTGTTTGGTATATTAAAAATAAATAATTTATTATTATCAATATTTGTTACCCTGATATGGATATACTTTATGTATTTTGGAATTGTAATTTGTTCAAAGGTAATTTGTTTTATGTTACAAGAAAATAACTTAAAATAATTATTATTATTACAATATATTTCTATAAAATAATCACTTCTTACTTTCACATAATTAATAAACTTTAAATAATAAATATTATAATCCATTTATAACTAACATTTGTTAATATAATATTTTTACAAATTTAATTGTTTTTAATATATAACAAAGCACTACAATTACTTTGAATATCTTCTCTATTTTGATCAAAATTATTTATTTTTTCTACTGATGAATCATTACAACAATACCATTCATTTGTTTGAACGTCTTTTGAATATGCATAATAATGTCCGCCATGAATACTTCTACCTGAATGTATTACAATACCATTCAGATTATATATATGATTTTTATTAGAAAAATTTTCATTTGTACAACGTTTTTCTAATGATTCAGGTGTTGTTATTTTAAATTGATTTGCTATTTGTAATTTACCACACGCCTTTGTTGAATTTATACCATCACATCTATTTATATAAATAATTAAAAATTTTGGCATATCTGTTAAAACAGTTTGCATCATTATACAATTTTTATTGCAATCACATGATGTTTCCTTTCTAAATGTTTTTATAAATTCTAAATCTATATTTTCTTTGTTTAATACATGACCTAAAAAATTACTAAATTTTACAGTATCATATGATATATCTGTTCCTTGTGTAAAATATTTACTTATTAATACAACTTCTATTTGATCATTACCATCATTACATATTTTAAATTTTTTACATTTTGAACATTTAATTAGATTTTTATATTTAACATCAAAATTAAACGTTTTTTTAATATATTCATTTTTAATAGAAATAATATCATCTAATAATACTAATATTACTTCATCACTATCTTGTTGTCCTCCATTACTATTTATTTTTGCACAAATATATCTATATTTATTAAATAATTGGTCTCTATTATAATAATTTTTATAATATATCGATAATGTTTCAAATACTGTTTGATCATAATTACTAGATAATGTAATAGTATCAAAAACTGGTTTCAAAAATTGAATACTTGAATTGAAATAACAGCTATTTCCAAAATTACTTAAATCACAATAGGGTATTTTATTGTTTTCCATTAAATTTATTATTATAATATATTTATAATTTATAACTTTTTTAAATTTGTATATTAAATTGTTATTATAAAATAATCAATTATTTTATATTTAAAAATATTATAGATTAATACAAAAAGTAAATTTATTTTTTTTTTTTAATAAAATTATTAAATGATAAAAAAAAATCAATAAATTAAAAAATTTTTTTAATATACATATATAAATTAGTATATGGAATTACACAATGGTAACATTAATAAATATTTATATAACTCATACAATGATAACACTATAAATGATCTAAATCGTATCTATTCTTCTTATAATTCATATTCTAAAACATGTAATATAATCGATTTATCTGAAAATTTTCCCAAAGTGAATGATCAAGAAAATTATGGAATTACTAGTTCATGTGCTATAATAGGTGTATTATCTTATTTACACAAAATAACAACTGGTGTAGATGTCGAATTATCACCATATCATTTGGCATCATTACAATATAATTTAACAAAGAATTGGTGTTCTTTAGATATTCAATCTGGATTATATTCTATTTTAAATAATGGGATTTGTCTCAATAATCTTTTTGAAAAAAAATTAACACCAAATTTATCACAGCCAATTAATAATTCATATTATAGTAAAATTAAATCATATATCAAAATTAATCTAGATCTTGATAATACAATTAATTTGTTAAATGATCAAATACCAATATTGTGTTCAATTAAAATATTACCAAAACATAATGATAAATGTTTTAATGAATGTTTTAATAATAAAAAATATTGGCAAGATTGCTATTCATATTATTCATCTGAACAAGAAATATATTCTGTATCAGTAACTATTGTTGGATACAATAAATTTGATCATACTATCAAAATTAGAGGTTGTTGGGGCTCTAATATTGGCAATGACGGTTATATATATATTCCTTTTGGTATCTTTGAAGAATATACAAACGGCATATATGGTTATAATTTATTTTTTGATTGTTTTATTATCAATCAAACTACACCTATGGCAACAAATATGCAATTGTTTAATAATTTTGATGATGATTATGTGATTGAATTCGAAAAAAATATAACACCTAAAAATATAAAAAAACAATTGTCATTTGGTAAAACAAAAAGTTGGTCTTCTTTTGATGAATCTACTGTACGTATTGATATTAATGATAATTTTAATAATATTATCAATAGAACTAGTTCAAATGAACAACTTGGATATCAAATAAAATCATTTAAAAAAATTAATTAATTTTATTTTTTTCAATAATATTTTTATTATTGAAAAAAATAAAATTTATAAATCTTCATATAGATCAATAATATTAAATCATTATAACATATACAATGGATAATCATACAGAAAATTACATGTCAATCAATATTGATAATTTATATTGTCATCGTTTAAATATTGCATATAATACAGACCATTATATAGTTGAATGTCGAACATCTATGACAAGTGTAAATATAAAAATTAAAAATACAGATAATTATGATGATGACAAATTAAATGAATGTTTTGAATATTGTGAATATTTGAAAACACAAAAATATTCCGATTTATTTCATAAATTAGGTTATTGTCCTTCTGAATTTGTAAAATGGTTATTATATATAAAACAACAATTAATGGATAATAAATTTGATTATTTATGTGAAAACGAAACAAATATTATTAAAACTGTTTTTGTTGTTGGAATTTCAATGGTTAAATCTACATTAAGTGAATAATTTAAATTTATCATATCGATTAATTAAATTTTTATTTTATTTTATTTATTATATTTGTCCATGTTTTTGTTCTTATGAACCAATAAGCAAATTTTATATTATATTCATTCAATAAAAATATTGAAATTTTAACTTATTGAATAATACTTAAGTATATATGATATCAGATTATATAAAAAATGCAAATTTTCGTAAAAACTCTTACTGGAAAGACTATTACATTAGACATTGAACCATCAGACACCATCGAAAATGTTAAAGCAAAAATTCAAGATAAAGAAGGAATTCCACCAGATCAACAAAGATTAATTTTCGCTGGTAAACAATTAGAAGATGGCAGGACGCTATCTGATTATAATATTCAGAAAGAAAGTACTCTTCATTTAGTTTTGAGGTTGCGTGGAGGGACCATGTAAAGATTTATTAATATATTATTTTATATACTATATACGATGTTAACTCCAACATATAATATTAGTTATTCTTCAGCTTATCCTAGTAATTGGCAATATGGAATTGTGGCAGGTACAATTGAATATATTCGAGACAAAATTCGTTTACGATCACCATACAGTTATCATTTAATGGAATACACAAAAGAAAATTTACAAAATACAGTTAACTATTTGTATAAAATGAATTTAGATAATGCACCCGCGGATAAAATAAAAAATAGAATCCGTTTTATTTCTGATGAATTGGCAGAAGTTGAATTATCAATGGGCAAAGTAGCAACAATTGATAGAATTAATTTACCAAAAATATTTGGTTATGATTTATCGGTCAAAGAAAAAAAACTAAGTATGGCTCACAATACTATCCAATGTATTGTGAAAAAAAAATACATAAACCATTATATCGATTATTTTTAGATGCAGAAACAGTATATTATCAAGATGGCAATCCATTAAATTTAACATTAAGCAATTTGGGTAGACATGAAGATAAATTTGATGTTAATGCCGATAAAACGATTGTTGATATTGTATCAGATACATGGTTAGGCGGAAAATATGCAGGCACAATATTTTGTAGATCAAATGATTCAGCATGGAATATGGTGTTGAAAACTGATGAAAAATCATTCACTAAATATATGAAATTTGATGAATCAAATAAACAAGAAAAATATGATGAATTATACGAAGTTCGTAAAAAATTGTCTGATGAGCTTGGATTAACCAGAAATAAATTTAGATATATTGGAAAAGACACAATTGAAGTTAAATTAGATCATGATCAGACATTTATCACAGATAGTAAATTTATTCCAATCATTGATAAATACACTTTATTTGTTAAAAAAGGTGATGGTAATGAAAATGCTAAATATTATGTTGGCATGTTAGATGGACAAAAAACAATGAATTTTCATAATTTTATTACCGGATTTAATTTTGTGGATCACATTGATAGAAATCCGATGAATAACAAGCTATCTAATTTACGTGAATCAAATTGTGCTGAAAATAATAAAAATAAAACAGTTGGACCTAAAATTTATGATCCTGATTATTTATGCGGTGTTCGAGAAATAATTAAAGATGAAAGAAAATACATTAAAGCTTATATAAAAAATGACAGCAAAACACATGCTAAATTATTTTCGATAAAACATTATGGACAAAAAAAAGCAATGAAGCTAGCAATATTATGGCGTCTAAATATGTTAAAAGAATTTAATTCAACTAATTGGCATGAAAATGATATTATTGCATTATATGACTTGCCAAAACTAGATCCATTTTTCTACAATTTATCTAATTATCAAAAGAAATTATTATTAAACGATTCTAATATTTTCAACATCTAATAAAATTGAATTTTAAATATTATACAACATTTTATTCATTTATTTATATTAATCAATAAAATGTCAAGATCTATTTTTCAACGTCAAGAAGAACTCAAAGGATGGAATCAGTCTATAATAGCCAATTTAAAATGTTTAGTTTTAGGTGTTGGCGGTCTAGGTACATGTATCGCAATGGATTTATGTAGATTAGGTGTAAAAGAAATTTCGCTTTTGGATTATGATATGGTTGATTATCATAATCTAAATAGACAAATATTATTTAATCAAAATCATATTGGACAATATAAAGTTGATTGTGCGAAAGAAGTTTTAGAAAATTTTCATATCAATAATAGAATTCACCGCAGGTGCCTGTGGCAAAAATCATCTGATGACAATATTATAATTAATTTAGATGACAATACTAAAATTAAAACATATAATTTAAATGCTTTAACTAATTGGCAACAAGTAATTGAATTAATAAAAAAAGCAGATATTGTTTATAATACAATTGATCATGGTGATTATTTTGATGTTGCTATTAGTTTGGCATGTATTAAATATAACAAATTAATGATTTTAGGTGGTACCGAACCATTTTATGGACATACTATTAGTTATTTTTTACAAGGTATCAAAGATCAAGATCCAAAATATTTAGACAACCATCATTTATCAAACAAAGATTTAATTCAAAAAATAATAGACAATATGGAGACAAATGATTTAAGTTTTATTCCTGGAGATGTTCATCCAACAATCGGCGGATCAACTGTTTATTCTGCTGGAACATGTAGTCATTTAATGGTAGGATCAACAATCAATTATATGATGGCATTGAATGATGAAACAAGATGTTCGCCAAAACATACTATTATTATGAATTTAATAGATATGTCATTTGTTGGATGGTAAATTAAAATATATATTTTTGAAGTAAGAATATATTTTATACAACATTATTTATTTATCCATATATAATTTTAATGTTTCATTATTAGGATTAAGTGTTTCACATTCTAAATTATTTACCATTACTCGATCATGTTCTGCAATAATATTATACAATATTTGACCATTACATTTTATTTTATGTACATTGTCAAATTTTTTCACCGCAGGTGCCTGTGGCAAAAAATATTGTGCTTCTAAAAATTTACCATTATAATATATACCATGATGTTTACTTATAATTGTTTGTTTAGAAGGTACATTCTTTTCCAATGAATCTTTTTCAAAACACACTAGAAAATCATCAATACTACATATTTTCGTTAGTCCTATAATTTTTTTATTATTTATAGTATGAATATTACTGTCAATCTGTTCAATTAAAATTTCACCTTGATCAGTTTGAATAGGTGTTCCTGCAGGAAAACAAATATCAGATGTATATAATGTTTTGCTTATTTGGGCAGAGTAGTAATCATTCGTTTCTGCTTGTGTAGCAGTTATTACAGTTGTTCTTGGTAATATTATTTTTAATTCGTTTTTATTTACTATTGGCATATATTTATTTGAACTTGTATATGTAAATGTTCCATCACTATTAGATTTAGGTGGTAATAATTTTATTTTTTTATTAAATGATCTAGTCGGTAAATTAAAATCACTTAAGGAAGGTATTAATTTATAGGTGTAATTTAATTTATATCTAATAGAATAGAAGTTATTGGTAGGCACATTTTGAATATAACTATATGCTGTTTCAGGTAACATTGTTTTGTATAAAATTGGACTAATTATATTAATAGGTGGCAATCCAGACAGACCTGTATATAATTCAACATTATTATCAGATGTTATTAAATCATATGATTTATTTTGTGCCGTAAATACAACATGAAAATTGTATTCAAATATTAACAATAATTCATACATTATATTTGGTTCCAAATCAATATTTAAATTATTAACATTTATTGTTGGATACCAACTATTTGTATTCATTTTACGATAATATAAAGTATAATTTTTAGTGGCATTTGGAGATGTATGTATACCGCCATAAAAAGTAAATTCAAAATTCGTCAAATTAATTTTACGTTTACTTTTTATATTTATTGTATGTAATTGTCTACTGTAATAATTTAGAGTTGAACTTGGTGCAATTATTGATGATGCAATCAATAACTCAGAATAATTATCAATATTACCATTAAAATATGTATTTTTAATGTTTTCATTTGTATTTTCCATAGTCCAATTTCCTCCATATTGTAAATTTCCAGTTCTGTCATTTGATGCACCTACAATACATTGTGTAAATTTATTTAAAATTTGATAATAAATATTCCATTTTGAATAATGTAATGAATCGCAAGCAAGAAAATCGATATTTTTCACATTAAATTTATTTATTAAATTAACAATAAAAATAACATTTTCTGAATATTTATTAATGTCATTTTCTTTTGATGTAAATAAATCAATATCATTAGGAGTAAAAAAAGGTAATGTGTTCAAAAATAATTTATTATCCATAGATGAATTATCAAAAACAAAACATAATCGATCAAAAGATTGTGTTATTGAATTTAAATTATTTATTTAGAAAATTAAGAATATATTAATATTCGCATTAGCATGTTTAGTAATTCACAATTTTTTTATGAGTTGATGCGAATTACTTGGAAGATTTTTATTAGATTGTAATATATATAAGTTATGTGGAATTATTTCATGTTTTTTCGCAACATTTGTCTATTATTTTGTTCTTACGAACAAGGGGCGAACTGTTACAATACCACATTGTATTGAAAAAATGAAAAAAAAATTTAATCTATTATGTAAATAAATTTAAGTTTTTACCATAGCCATTTTGGCTCAAGTAAGACAACTAATATCACATATGTGATTGCAGTTCGTATAGGCTATTTTGTCATTTGTCATCAAAATGGATCACAAGTCAAAGAAGTGCTCGCGTAAAAAGAGTTCACGTGGTTATAATGTAGATGATGTAAGTACAAGTACAAGTACAAGTGTAAGTGCACATGACAACATCATCGCATTTTGGAAAGAAACTGAACGTCCGTATGGTATGTTTTGCAACTTTGCGAAAACAGAAATTGTACTTGAAGATGGTACTATTGTGGACTGTTCAGAAAAAGCGTTTATGTTGAAAAAACTTGAGCGTTTCGACCCTGACAATAAAGAAGCACGTCATGGAATTATTGGTGCTTCAAAACCGATTGATGCAAAAAATTGGGGACGTAAAATTCGCAATTTTGACGAAGCTGTATGGGATGCAGAACGATACAATGTTATGCGAAATGTCTTACTTTTGAAGTTTGGGCAAAATCCTGATGCCAAACATTTGTTGTTATCCACCGGTAAACATGAATTTGTTGAAGCATCTCCATATGACACAATTTGGGGAGTTGGTCTTACAGCAGAACAAGTTCATGCAGGAGTACCATATCGAGGACAAAATTTGCTTGGCAAAGCACTCATGGAAGTTCGAGCACACTTCCAAGAGCAAAAGCAAGAGCAATGAATATGATTCAGACTTGGTGGTAATACAGAAATATTGCGAATTAACTTGAAGAATCTTCAAGTCAAAAAAATGATATTTAATTTATTGAAAAAATAAATATTGTTTTTTTAAACATTTTTTTGAACTTAATTAAAAACACAATATTAAATAATTCTAATTAAAAAATATTTTTATAAATATGGTCCAAATATATTATAATGAAGCAATGACAATGTTATATTTGTCACAACTAGTATATGATTATCATACTAATGATCAATTTCATTTATTACCAAATGAAACATTATCTGAATTTATAAAACGAATAAATATAAATGATTCAAATTTTGATTACATTCGTAAACCATTATTTTATTTATTAAAAAATATACCAAATGCAAAATTATTAAAATTTATTTCAGATGATGAAACAGATACTCAAGTTGGCATAGTTGTCGATGATATTAATAAAAATATAGTAATTGTATTTCGTGGAACAGAATCTATAAAAGATTGTTATTATGATATTAATTTTTATGAACAAAAAATTAAAAATTTTAAAGTACATGCAGGATTTTATAAACAAGTAAAAAGTGTAAAAAAACAAATATTAACATTAATCGAATTATATTTTAATAATAATAATTATAATAATTATAATTTATATTTAACTGGTCATAGTTTAGGTTCTGCAAATGCAACATTATTATCATATTTCATTAGTGAAAAATATCCAAATTTATTAATTAAATTAGTAACATTTGGAAGTCCTCGAGTGGGTAACGCAAAATGGAAATATTATTTTGATAATAATAGTAACATAGTTTATTATAGAGTTACAAATAACAGAGATATAGTAACGGTAATCCCATCTATTAACTACTATCATGTTGGAAAACATATTTATTTAAATGATGATAATATATTTCATATTGAAAATAGTTTATGTTCATCATTATTATATAGATCTATATTTCATTCATTTAGTGTATGTGATCATAAAATACTAAATTATGTAAAAAATATGAAAAATAAACAAAATGAATGGACAAATTTAAATAATGATTTGGAAGATGTATATTTTGTTGATTCAAAATCAGATGATTCTGAAGAATTAGATGATTCTGAAGAATTAGATGATTCTGAAGAATTAGATGATTCGTCATTAGAATAAAATTAATAGTTTATTTAACAAATTGATTTTTTTAACTATATTTTTAAAACAAAATATATAATTAAAAAAAATATATAATTATATGGTCCGTATTACTTATAATGAAGCAATGACGATGTTATATTTATCACAACTAATATATGATTATAATCATAATGACAAATTTGATTTACATTATGGTGAAACAATATCTGAATTTATAAAAAGAATTGATATTGAAAATAATAATTTTGATTATATTAGGAATTCGTTGTTTTATTTATTACATATTTCACCAGATGGAATGATGTTAAAACATATAATAGATAAAAACACAAATGTTCATGTTGCGATAATAATCAGTAATAAATGTAAAAATATTGCAATTGTATTCAAAGGCACAACATCTATAGGTGACTATTACTATAATTTTAATATATTTTCCAAACAAATAAAAAATTTTAATATACATTCTGGATTTTATGGTCAAATTAAAAGTATAATGAAACAAATTTTTAATATAATAAATCCATATTTATTAAATAATTATAATTTATATTTAACAGGTCATAGTTCTGGAGGGGCAAATGCAACATTATTAACTCATTTTATTAGTGAGAAATATTCAAACGTATTGATAAAATTAATAACATTTGGTTGTCCGCGTGTTGGTGATGCGCAATGGAAAAAATCATTTGAAGAAAAAAATAATATAATTCACTATCGAATAACAAATCAAAATGATATTGTTACAATTATACCCACTATTAATTACTTTCATGTAGGTAGAGAAATATATATTTCAAATGATAAATTATGTTATATGGAAAATTATTCATGTAACTCTATAATCAATAAAATGTCATTTTATTATTATAATATTATAGATCATCAAATGTTGAATTATGTAAAAAATATGTCAAATAAAGAATATTTATGGAACCAATTATATAGTAATTATCATATTCATCATGATAATTATAATGAAATATCAAATGATTTTAATGATGTTATTATGATGTACTAATAAAAAATATACATAAAATATGTAATTATTTTTTTGGAAAAAAATAATTTTGACAATTGATATAAATATATAGAATTGTAAATAATTAATTGTGTTAGTTTTTTTCAAATTTTTTTTTCTATTGTATAGTTATATGTCAATGAAAGAACATTTTTATGTTTATCACAAATAACTGATAATTTAGAATCTTTTTTTTTGGGATTTGCACCATATCCTACATTTTCAGAACCGTTTTTATTATAAATATTAGTGCTATCTATAATCAATGTTAAATTTTTAGATCCTTTTAACTTGTCCAATATATTTTTT